TGAATCCTCTGGCAGCAAAATAAAACTAAACCTATAACAAAAATATAAAAAATCAAGTACAATCCCACCCTACCCCCCACTAAGGAATCTTATGGAACAACAACGATTTGGTAGATTAATTGTGCAGAATTTACACAGCCGGGATAAAAAATCCAATGCACGCTGGACCTGCCTTTGCGACTGCGGCAATACATCGGTAGTGCTAGGGTTCAAGCTAAAGACTGGAGTTACCAAATCCTGTGGTTGTTACGCAACTGAGTTTCGTGCCGCACTAGTTACAGCCGCCGATGTGGAGCGCCGCACATATACCAAGCAGTCTTGGAAATCCATGATGAGCAGATGCTATAACCCAAAGCATCCCAAGTATAGTTTTTATGGTGGACGTGGGGTATCTGTATGTGATCGTTGGAGATTTGGGGAAAACGGCAAGACCGGCTGGCTATGTTTCTTTGAAGATATGGGACCCAAACCAACTGGGCATTCCATAGATAGAATAGACAATACAAAAGGCTATAGTCCGGACAACTGCCGATGGGCTACCATGCAAGAACAAATTGCCAACCGCAGGCCGTGGGGGTCCGTTAACGGAAGACGCCCCCTTGTTAAATAAAACACACAAGAAAAAAATTACATATATAATCCGCAAAACTAACGGCTGCTACTCCGCCTATGTACACACCTGTAATTGATTACGACATTCCGCTTGCGGACTACTCCCCGACATTCGAGTCGCTGGAGACCCGCGTGGCCGCAGCCATGTCTGCGTTAGTAGACACTAACAACCTGCCACCGCCAAACGAAATATCCGAAACGGACAAGCACAAGGCCCGCGAAGTGTTTCTGGGTAACGAGTTGGCGTCCGACGAGGACTTGTCTTCCCCCGGCATGGTGGTGTATCTGCAGTCCCTGCTATCTGAATACGATCAGGTGGTTGTGAAGTCGGCCCAACAACTGCGAACCTACGTAACTAATAAGCTGCTATCTGAGACGGCAAACCCTGACCCCCGCATACGGATGAAGTCACTGGAACTGCTCGGCAAGATCAGCGACGTTGGATTGTTCACGGACAAGACAGAAATCACGATGCGCCACCGGCCTACGGAAGAGCTAGAACAAATGCTGCGTGAACGCCTGACCAAGGTGTTGGAAGCCGAGGTGGTGGATAACAGCGCCAAACCAACCAAAGCCCAAGTACAGATAGATATTAGCGACGTCGAAGCAATCTGATGGACCAAACCCTAACTCCAGAGATCATTGACAGGATTTCTAAGAAGCTGCCTCCAGACGAGGCGGTGGAGTTACTTGCCATGTTTGCCGAATTGGATGGCAGAAAGCGCCAGACTCTGGCCCAGAACGACTTTTTGTCGTTTATTGCTGCCATTGATCCTAACTATAAGTTTGGTACGCACTTAAAACGGCTGGGTACTCTGCTGATGGAGGTAGAAACCAACATCAAGAACCGGATTGCGGTGTCTATGGCACCTCGTATGGGTAAATCCCAGATGATTTCTATCTACTATCCGGCTTGGTACTTGGGAAAACACCCCGATCACAAGGTAATTGTGGCCTCACACACTGCAGATTTGGCGGTTGTCATGGCCCGCAAGGTGCGAAATCTCATCAATACGCCTGAATACAAGGCAATTTTCCCCAATACAAGCATCGCAAGCGACGCAAAAGCGGCTGCGCAGTGGAATACGACCAAAGGGGGCGAGTATTTTGCAATTGGTGTGGGTGGTGCGCTAGCCGGACGGGGCGCTCACTTGATTATTGCCGACGATCCGCTGTCTGAACAGGACATTAAAGCTGGAAACACCACATCTTTGGACAACGCATACGAGTGGTTCAGTGCTGGTCTGCGTACTCGACTCATGCCAGACGGGAAAATCTGTGTTTTGCACACAAGGTGGCACCAGAGGGACCTGATTGGGCGTCTAATTAAGGATTCCGCCATGAATGAGGGCGGGGACAGCTACGAAACCTTTGAATTCCCTGCAATTTTGAACGAAGGCACGGATAACGAGAAGTCAATCTGGCCAGAACAGTGGTCAATCGAGTCTTTGCAGCAAACCCGGGCGTCAATGCACCACATCATGTGGCAGTGGTACGCTCAATACCAGCAAAACCCAACCGCAGCCGAAGCTGCGATCATAAAACGGGACTGGATACGCTGGTGGGAGAAAGATGATCCGCCAAAAATTGACTTTATGGTGCAGGCGTTTGATACGGCGCTTACGACCAAGGAAAGGTCTGACTTCTCCGTGTGCCATACGTGGGGCGTGTTTGAAAGTGAAGAAGACGGCACGCAGAATGTGATCCTGCTGAACAAAGTGAAGGGGAAATACGAGTTTCCTGAGCTAAAAGCCATGGCGCACGAGCAGTACAAGACATGGGAGCCGGACAGTGTGATTGTCGAGGCTAAAGCCAGTGGTCAGCCGCTGATTGACGAGATGCGCAGGTCAGGTATATTTGTACAGGACTTTAGCCCCGGTAAGGGGCAGGATAAAATTGCGCGGCTCAATGCCGTGGCAGATATGTTTGCGTCAGGGCACGTTTGGTTCCCCGAGAATGCGTGGGCTGCGGCCACTGTGGAGGAGATTTTGGCATTTCCCGCAGGCGAGCATGACGACGAGGTGGACACCATGACACTGGCGTTGATGAGAATTCGTAAAGGTGGACTCTTGCGCTTGAGCAGTGACCACGAGGATAATGACCCCTATTACGCGGCCCGTCGGCAAGCGTATTACTAAGGACTTTAAATGGCTACTAATATGTTCCCCTCCTTGAACCCAGCACCGCTTGGGTTAGATGCACTGGCTCCTGAGATGGACGAGGGTCCCGAGATTGAAGTCCAGATTGAGAACCCAGATGGCGTACTTGTCGGCATGGACGGCATAGAGATTGACTTGATGGAGATTGTTGCAGGCGATAAAAGCGACGACTTCGATGCCAACCTTGCCGAAGAGATGGACGAGGGCGAGTTGCAGAAAGTTGCCAGCGGTATGAGGAAAGAACGGAACCTTGGCTTGGAGCTTGTGGAGTGTTTTCTACAGTCCTTACCGAAGCAGCAGTTAGGTTCCAAAGCGAAACGATCATTGAGACGTTCCCGGCTCAAGGCCCTGTTAAAACGGAAATCATTGGTGCCATTGATCGTCTTAAAGAAGAGGCTGCGGAACGTGTCCGGGAGGACATGAATTACCAGTTAACCGAGGTAATGTCTGAGTATCGCCCCGAGCATGAGAAGATGCTGTACTCCCTTGGTTTGGCAGGCAGCGCGTTTAAGAAAGTTTATTACGACCCCGGTCTGGCTCGCCAGATTGCGGTGTTTATTCCTGCGGAAGACATCATTATTCCGTATGGTGCGTCGAGCTTGAAGACGTCTGATCGTGTAACCCACATCATGCGTAAGACCAAGAACGACATGAAGAAGCTGCAGGTAGCGGGCTTTTATCGTGACGTTGAGTTGGGTGAGCCACAGATTATCCACACGGATATTGAGAAGAAGAAAGCGGAAGACCAAGGCTTTAGCCTGACGGAAGACGACCGCTATCAGATTCTGGAAATCCACAGCGCAAACTAAAACGCGATCACTTCGTACAGTACACATACATACCCGGCTTTGGTGCTTATGGCTTGGGGCTAATCCACTTGATCGGCGGCTACGCACGCGCAGGTACTTCTATCATTCGTCAACTCGTAGACGCGGGTACGTTGGCTAACTTGCCCGGTGGTCTGAAGGCTCGTGGTCTGCGTATCAAGGGAGACGATACACCAATCAATCCCGGTGAGTTCCGTGATGTAGATGTGCCAAGCGGTGCGGTCAAAGACAACATCATGATGTTGCCGTACAAAGAGCCATCACAAGTCTTACTAGCCTTGTTAAATCAGATCACTGACGAGGGCAAACGCCTTGGCTCTATTGCTGACATGAACATCAGCGACATGAGTGCAAATGCTCCGGTAGGTACCACGCTTGCATTACTTGAGCGTCAGTTGAAGACAATGTCTGCTGTACAGGCCCGCGTGCACTACAGCATGAAGCAAGAGTTCAAACTCCTGCGTGACATCATCCGCGACTACACACCAGATCAGTACAGCTTTGATCCATCAAGCGGCGACCGCATGGCAAAGCAAGAAGATTACGACATGGTGGACGTGATCCCAGTGTCCGATCCGAACAGCGCGACAATGGCGCAGCGCATCATGCAGTACCAAGCGGTGATGCAGTTGGCGCAGCAAGCTCCGCAGATTTACGACTTGCCCATATTGCACCGCCAGATGATTGAAGTGTTGGGTGTAAAGAACGCTGAGAAGCTTGTACCTACAGATGACGACATGACACCACGCGATCCTGTCTCGGAGAACATGGCGTTCCTGAATGGCAAACCGACTAAAGCGTTTATCTATCAGGACCACGACGCACACATTTCTGTACATACATCAATGATGCAGGACCCACTCATAATGGCGCAAATTGGGCAGAACCCACAAGCCCAGAAAATGATGGCCGAGATTCAAGCGCACATTGCAGAACACTTGGCGTTTGCGTACCGCAAGAAAGTCGAGGAGCAGCTTGGCGTGCCACTGCCACCACCAGACGAAGAAATGCCAGAAGACGCAGAAGTTATGTTGTCGCGTCTGGTTGCCCAAGGCGCACAGCAGGTGCTGGCTGCGAGCAAAGGTCAGGCGGCAAGTCAACAGGCCCAGCAGATGCAGCAAGACCCAGTTATGCAGTTGCAGCAAGCTGAGATCAAGATTAAACAACAGGAAGCTGACACTAAAGCGCTCAAGGTCAAAGGTGACTTGCAGCTTAAGGCCGAGGAGTTGTCACTCAAGGCGCAGGAGAACGCGGCTAAAACTGGTGAAGACCCAGCCATGGCATCAATGCGATTACAGCAAGAAATTATGCAGGCGCAGGAGTTACACGGCATGGAGATGGCTGCCAAACAGATGGAGTTGCAGCAAGCGCAAGCTCAGCAACAACAGCAGATGCAGCAACAACAAGCTCAAGTCCAGCAGAAGATGGCTCACGGCGGACAAGTTCATGCACAGAAGTTAGAGCACGCTGAGATGGACAGAATTCAGAAGTTATTACAAGGTAATAAGGAGTAATCATGGCCTCACTGCTTGAAGTTTTAGACGGAAAACTCAATGAACACGTCAAGCAGTTGGTTGACGTAATTAGTGCTGGTGGAGCTAAATCCCACGAGCACTATAAAGAACTGTGCGGAACTATCCGAGGTCTGCAAACCGCGCAGTATGAACTTGCTGACCTCGTGCGAAAAACTAAGGATTATGACGATGACTGAGTTTGATGTTAAGGCTGTTAATCTGAGTGGGTTGCTAAATACATCCACTGAAGAAAAAGCCAAACAAGTGCCCGATCCGGCCACTTACCACATTCTTTGTATGCTTCCCAAAGCTGAAGAAGAAATTGGTGAAACAGGGATTATTAAATCCGCAACGATGATGTATCACGAGGAGCTTTTATCCCCCGTGCTGTTTGTCGCAAAGATTGGTCCCGACGCGTTCAAAGACGCTGCCAGATTCCCATCTGGCCCATCATGCAAAGTTGGTGACTTTGTTTTGGTTCGTCCAAACACTGGCACGCGCATGAAAATTCATGGCACCGAATGGCGTCTGATTAACGATGATTCCGTACAAGCCGTTGTGCAAGACCCTCGTGGTATCCAGCGTCCAACCTAAGGAGTAATCATGGCAGAAATTGAGAAAACAGAATTTGAGTTTCCTGATGAAGTCGAAGTCAACGCCCGTAAGGGTGGCAAGGTTGTAGAACCTGAGTCCGACGAACCGGAAATTGAAGTCGTAGACGACACGCCTCCCGAGGACCGTGGGCGCAAACCCATGACTGAGCCTCCTAAAGAGGTGACGGATGATGAGTTGGCAAAGTACGACGAAAGTGTTCAAAAACGCATAAAACACTTTACAAAAGGCTATCACGACGAGCGCCGCGCTAAAGAAACGGCGGAACGCGAGAAAGAAGAAGCCCTGCGGTTTGCCCGGTCGCTGGCTGAAGAAAACAAACAGCTAAAAGGTTCTGTTAGCCAGAACCAGACAGCGTTGTTGGAACAAGCCAAGAAAGTGGTGGCCAACGAGCTTGAAACTGCAAAACGTCAGTACAAAGAAGCCTATGAAGCGGGTGATTCTGATGCTCTGGTAAACGCCCAAGAAGCGCTTACCTCGGCCAAGATGAAATCGGAAAAAGTAAATAATTTCCGTCCAGCCCCTTTACAGGAAGAAAAAACTGAGGTACAACCCGCATATCAGCCCCAACCGGCTGCACCCGTGGACGAAAAACTGCTTGCATGGCAAGACCAAAATCAGTGGTTTGGTTCAAATAAACGGATGACAGCTTATGCCCTTGGCTTGCACGAGGACTTGGTAGGGGAAGGAATTCCGGCAGGCAGTGAAGAATACTACCGACGTATCAACACTGACATGCGCGAAAGGTTCGCCGACCAGTTTGGAGCCGACGAACCCGCTGATGCTAAACCTCAGCGAACCAAATCCAATAACGTTGCACCTGCAACGCGTAGTACAGCACCGCGCAAAATCGTGCTGACGCAGACACAGGTGAATCTCGCCAAGCGGTTGGGAGTTCCATTGGAACTGTACGCCCGTAAGGTTGCTGAAGAAATGAGGAAAACATAATGGAAAAAACTAAACCCCTATCACGGGAACTTGATACACGCGAAAAGGCGGAGCGTCCTAAACAATGGATGCCCCCCAAACTTCTACCCGATCCGAATCCGGAACCGGGTTATGCGTTTCGTTGGATCAGGATTGCCTCGCAAGGGAAAGATGACGCCACAAACTATTCCTCCAAGCTTGCCGAGGGTTGGGAACCCGTTAAAGCTTCAGATCATCCCGAGATTCGTTTGTTTAACTCTGCTGCGGCAAAGTTTCCAGACAGTATCGAGGTAGGTGGTCTCTTGCTTTGCAAAACACCTGTGGAGTTTACTGAACAGCGTAATGCGTACTATCGCCAACAAGCGGACGCGCAAATGCAATCGGTTGACAACACATACATGCGCGAGAATGATCCGAGGATGCCTATGTTCAAAGAACGTAAGTCCACGGTCACTTTCGGAAAAGGTATTTAAATTTTTTTGGAGACTTAAATGTCAATGACCAATACCCCCTATGGCCTACGAGCCATTAACCGTAACGACGGCATGCCCTATGCTGGCGCTACGAGTCAGTATTTGATTAACCCAACCAGCGGTGCTGGAACCAACTTGTTCTTTGGACAAGTAGTTCTTATCGACGCAGACGGTTATATCGCTTTGTCTACCGCTACCGGCGCAGACTTGACTACCAACAACCTTGGTGGTTCTAGTATTGGTGCTTGGGGCGTGTTTGTTGGTGCATCCTACATCAACGCACAAGGCCAGCAGATTTACGGTCAGTACTACCCCTCCGGCACAACCGGCGTGGTGACTGCATACGTGATCACTGACCCTAACGTGACATTCCAAGCTCAATTGGATGGTCAAGTAACTCAGGCCGCTCTTGGCGCAAACACTTTCTTTGCCGCTGCACAGTCTACTTCTACAGGTAACACCCGTACAGGTAACTCTACCAGCGCTTTGGAAAGCACAGTTGTAACAACTGCCGCTGCGTTCAAGATTATCGGTTTCGCTTCTCCATTGACCGACACATACACGGAAGTGTTTGTGAAGTTCAATCCCGGCGCTTCCGCTTTCACTAACGCCGTTGGCATCTAAGGAGCTAAATCATGGCTATTTCACGCGCACAACTGCTCAAAGAATTACTCCCCGGCTTGAACGCTTTGTTCGGTCTTGAGTACGCTAAATACGGCG